GAGTGATGGGGGATGCACAACTCCAGGCGATATTGCTAAGGCCTTTGGAGGAGAAGCAGATTTTGTAATGTTAGGTGGAATGTTGGCAGGACATGATGAGTGTGCTGGAAAAATTTCACATTCCGATTTGGGTCCATCAGTAATGAGTTTTTATGGCATGTCTTCTGATGAGGCTCAAATTAAGTATTATGGTGAGAAACAAACTCATAGAGCATCAGAAGGAAAATCAGTTCATGTGACATATAAAGGTCCAGTTAAAGATACAATACAAGATATTCTTGGAGGCCTCAGGAGTGCTTGTACTTATGCTGGAGCAAAAAATATAAAGGCACTACCAAAATGTACTACATTTGTTAAAGTTAATCGTCAATTGAATGAGGTATTTTCATGAGTAACAAATATTGGTATTCGTGGGAAGAGATGCGAAGAGATGTTAATTCTCTTTGCCGTGAAATCTCTTTGGATAAATTTGACCCACAAGTAATAGTTGGAATTTCTAGAGGAGGCCTTGTACCTGGCGTAATGATGAGTCATTGGTTCCAGCTCCCATTTAAGTCGGTTCAGGCAGCATTAAGAGATTTTCCAGAATGGGAAGATTATCTTCCAAGAAAGACAGATAAACGAGTTCTTATAGTAGATGATATTTGTGATTCTGGTGAAACATTACAAAGAATTGCTTCTCATATTAAAGGGCCAAAAGAAAAACAATCATCAAAAATTGATTGTGATGTACGGTTCGCAACTCTATGGTGGAACAATGAAATTGAGTTTGAACCACACTATTATGCACAGGAGATGGCAAAAGATTCCACCAATACATGGATTCATTTTCCACACGAACTTTGGTGGAACGCTCCAGTTTAAAATTTTAATATAAAAAACATTAACAATTAGAAAGGACAATATGGGATTTTTGAGTAAACTGAAACATCATGCAAAAAAATTAATCGGTAAACAAGTAGACTCTCCTGAAGAGGTTGCTGAAAAGGTTACAGATCATGTAGAAAAAGTAGAAAAAAAGATTAAGAAGGATGTGAGAAAAACCAAAAATAAGGCAAAAGGTCTTATTAAAAAGGCTAAGAAAAAATAAATGAAATCGTTTAAAGGATATCTAAAAAATAGTCAAGCCCAACTTCTTCCAGAAGCAGCACCAAAATGGACTGAAAGTTTGTCCACTATGTTGTTTGATCTTCCAAGAGCAGGATTGAAGGATGTATTAATTCCAATATCTCCTGCAATTCTTAAAAGAATATGGCCCAAACCACCTCGTACAACAGTATTTCATTTGACTGACTATGCGGGTATTAAAAAATTGAAAAAATTACAAGGGTCGAAAAAATCAATTTCATCATTTTTCAATATAACTGCTAGAGCTATTGATGATGGAGTTGCAACTTCAGGTGGATATGCTGTAGAATTGATAGGTGATATTCTTGCAGCTGCACCAGATGATTTATCAACTCAACCAGACAAAACGGGCCGAAGATGGATCACTTTGAGTACACTACTTAATCCGATTGATTTCAGTCATTTTGGTAATGGTATCGGGGGTGCTGCAAAACTCAAGGGAATGGAAAATGATATAAATGAAATGATGATAGAAATTATTATGCAATATGCAGATGATCCACAATTTATGCCGGATACTAATAAGTCTTGGATTGCTCTTAGACAAGAATATCTAAACGAAGGTAAAATCTTATCTCTTATTATCAAAGATTACATTAATGGTATGGAAAAGATTATGAAAAAGTATTCTGCAAAATTGAAATCGGTGCTTTTAGATTACGTTAATAAAAGAGCATCAGAACCAGATCCAGATAGTGGGGATGTTCCTGAATGGGATGAAATAGTGGTTAATAATATTAAGATAGTAAAAATCCATGTCGGTTGGGAGTATGCAGAAGATTTTGAAGGCGACGATGATATAGAAGGATTTCCATTTGAAACATATCGCGATAGTGGGGATTTGGTAGATTATATTACTAGAACAGTCCAAAGTATAAAGTTATGAAATCTTTTAAAGGATATATAACAGAAGAAGTTGCTTGGCTACAAAGTACTTCCAAGATGATATTTGATTTTGGTAGAATTGAATATATGAAAATTCCATTAACATCAAAAACGATGACATGGATTTTCAACGTACAGTTACCAAGAGTAACGGTGTTTCATGTTACAAGTGGTATTGGTTTAAAGAAGTTGATGAGATTACAAAACAAGAAAAAATCAATCTCCGCCTTTTTTAATATGACTGCTGATTATATAGAGTCAGGAATAAAAACTGAAGGAGGACTTGTTGCAGAATTGGACGCAAGTATACTTATGTCAAGTAAAAGTGATATAATGAGTATGCCAGATAAAACAGGCAGACGATGGATTGAATTACATGATCTAGATAAAAAAGAAACAATGCATGCAGAACTTGAAAAGATGTTGATAGACCTTGCAATAAAACATGATCCAAGAAATAAAGAATACTTAAAAACAGTACCAGAGATAGGAATAGGTGTTTGGTATAAATTACAAACAGACTTGCTAACAAAGTTTGACCCAGCCAAAGCAGGTAAGAAGATGTCTTTGATAATTGCAGATTATATGGATGGTGTAAATACAATTCTCAAGAAACATAAAAAAGATATTCAGGGTGCAATTCATGGGTATATTGTTAGAAGAGGAACAGTAGCAGTTAAACATGCTTCTGGTCGTATGGTGGGTGGTGATTCAGAACTATCAGAATGGAATGCGTGGGATGAGCAAGTAGTAGATAAAATTAAAATTGAGAAGGTTCATACCTTTAATACGGCAAGGAGAGAAGCAGATTGGGTAAAAACAGACATAATTCCAATATTGGGTAAAATTCCACACAAACATTGGAAATCTGCTGCAGAATTATCAACCTACATCAGTCAAGTTGCTGATGCAGAAGTAAGAACCTTTGGAGGGTGGGCAAGGAAAAAATGAAAACATTTAAAGAATTTTTTACACTAGGGGTTTCTAAACCCTCCAACTTGGATGTTCAAAATTATTTGGATCGTTTGGGAAGTGCCCGGCATATATTGTCGATTCCAGACATAATAAAGAAAATAGAAAAATATTTTAAAACTATTAAAAATTTAAAAATAGACCGTTCTGCACGAAAGGTATTGTCATTTGAAGAATTTAATCCAGAGATTAACGAAAAAGTAGAATATTATTTGGACACATCCAAAGATAATACTGAAAAATATGTTGCAAACGATGGAGACTATTGGTATACAGGTAAAGTTGGTGTGAAGGGAGAAAATATGTTTTTAAAGTTTGTGGCTACAAGTGGAAAAGCCAGTTATTTTGAACGTGCCAAGTTAAAAAAGACAACTCCAGAGAAACTTGAAAAAGATGCTGGTATGACCGTAGATTTTAAGAAACTTTACAAGAGATAAAAATGAAATCATTTAAAGGATATCTAACAGAATTTGCTCAACAAAGTACATCAGATTATGTGTTTGATACTCATACTGATAATTCTTCCAGTTTAAAGATTCCTATCTCTGGGCCCATGTTCAAAAGAATATGGCCAGATACGATTCGTGCAACGGTATTTCATACAACTGATTTAAATGGTCTTGAAAAATTAAAAAGACTTGAAGGAGGAAAGAAGTCTATTTCAGCATTTTTCTCAATGATGTCACGTTATATGGAAACAGGTGTGGCCACATCGAAAGGTGTTCATGTTGTAGTAGAAATGGATGCTGATGTACTTGTATCTGCTAGAGATGATATATGGAGTCAAGTAGATAAAACAGGTAGAAGATGGGTTGAATTGTCTTGGTTTGCAAATGCACAATTGGGTAGAACAGGGCCCGAATTTGGTAAAGTAGAAAAAGACCTTAATACTTTGATAAAGAATCTTGTTAAAAAACATCTTACTCCGATATTAGGGAGAAGTAAAGTCCAAAGTACACATGAATATGAACTTTGGATAATGATGAAAAGTCATTTAAAAGCTGGTAGAGAAGGTGGGGGTGAGAGATTAAGGTTAGTAATAAAAGACTATTTTGATGGAGTAGAGAAAATTCTTAAAAAGAATAAAGAAGTAATGGGTAATATATTTTATGGTTATGCAAAAGGAAAAAGAATGACAGATAATGCATGGGATGAACAAATAGTCAATAATATTAAGGTTAAAACGGTTCATATTATAAAATCAGCAGAACTGGATGATCAAGTTATTGCAGATATAAAAGATATGTCTGGTATGCCGCCAGTAAAAATATGGGATGCTGCTATAGAGTTAGAAGTTTATACAAGGAATGTTGTTACAAAGGAAGCGGTATGGTTTAAAGGCGGAAATCTTGGAAGGAAGATTAGATGATAACTTTTAAACAATATACTGAAGATATCAAAGTTCCTATCAAAGTTGGAGATACCGTCTTGGGCGGAAGGTTTAAAAATAAAAAAATAAAAGTTAAGAAAATTAGTAAGAATGAAAAGGGGGATATTACGATTAATGGTAAGCCCCTATTAAAATATAGAATACTTAAAAACAGTTAAAAGAAAGAGATTACAAATGAGGTATGAATGATTGATTTATTTAACACTTCTGAAATGATGATGCTTGGATTAGTATTATTTTCATCATTTTGGATATTTCTGTTTAATTACAGACAGGATAATAAGGATAAGTATAGCGGTCATGGATGGTTGATTTTACTTGATTTAGTTATCAATATGGGAATGTCAGCAACTGGTTATTTGTTGATTTCCATTGTATTTACAAATGTTCCACAACTAAAGGAATATGAAAGTTACCGTTATCCTATCGGTTATCTTTTTGGATTAACATCCAACGTGAGCATACCTATTGTTCTCAAGTGGTTTCAACAACAAATCACTAAGAAATTAAACGAAGCTGGAAAGAAGTGAGGTAGATTATGGCAGAACAACACAAAGCACCAAAGAAAGTTGCAGATAAAAATGTTGATGTGATGGAATTGGAACCAGTAAAAGAGATTGAAATAGAAACCAAAGATTTAGTCGCATCAAGTAAAATATGGATATACACTATAATTGGATTGTTGGCATATATGATTTTCGTACTTGTCCCTTCAATAGATGAAAAGGTCACATGGATGGAAAAGGATTTAAGTTCAGTATTAGTACAATCAGAACGATTCAAGAAATCAACTAGAGTATTCGCAAAAGACAATCAATGTGCGACTTGTCACCTAAGTCCAGATTATCTTCTTCATAATTTATTATCAAAATATCCTAGTTTTTCTGACATCAAGGCCTTTATGGCAGTCGGACATCAGAGATATTTTACAATGACAACCCCGATTGCAGATGAAGAATTGTTAGAAGTATATCGGGCATTGCAATGATAATGGTAGGTAAAGTAATTGTATCTTTAATTTGGGCATTTTGGATGATGGCAATGTCTTCTGTCGAAGGTCAAGTCATAGAAGATAACACCACAACAGAATATATTCCAACGTATGGTACAACATACAATCGTGTAAAAGAAAGAGGATATGTCATATGTGGAACTAATGATGAGTTTCCTGGCTTCTCGCAAGAAATATGGAGTACTGAAGACGGCAGTAGATGGGAAGGTTTTGATGTAGATATTTGTCGTGCTGTTGCGGCCGCAATGTTTGGAGATGCAAATGCAATCGAATTTACTATAGTCAATGGAAAGACACGATTTGAATTTTTGATAGATGGTTCTATAGATGTTCTTTCTGCAACAACCACGTTTACATTTACAAGGAATGTTGCAAAGAAACTGGAATTCATGCCCACAACCTATTACGATGGTCAGGGATTCATTGTAAGAAAAACTCTTGGTGTATCCTCTGCAAAACAGATGGAAGGTGCAAGGATATGTTTTAGTTCTACTGGAACTGGAGCAAAGAACATTGCAGACTTTATGGAATTGCATGGAATACACTATATCCCTGTCGCAGTAAAACCCACCGAAAAGACAAAGAACGTATATAAAAGGGGTGACTGTGATATGTATGGTACGGACAGGTCCGGTCTTGCATCGAACCGATTGAGTTTTGAAGACCCTGACAGACACATGATTCTTCCAGAGATTATCTCAAAAGAACCACTAGGGCCAGTTGTTAAGTATGGAGATCAGAGATGGTCAGATATTGTTCGATGGACAATTTATGTTTTGTTCATTGCAGAAGAAATGGGAATAAATTCAAAGAACATAGACAGTTTTAAGAATCATATAGACCCATATATCCAAAGATTTATGGGTGAGAAAAATGGAAATGATCACCCTCATCTTGGATCTAAGCTTGGATTGAGTGCAACTTGGTCGTATGACATAGTTAAACAAGTAGGAAATTATAAAGAAATATATGAACGCAATGTAGGAATAAATACTCCGATTGGATTGGATCGGGGATTAAATAAATTATATATTCATGGAGGATTATTATATGCACCACCACTAAAATAAGGAAGTATGTCACACGTTACACCGTTTTCAAAATCAGTGGAAACTCTTGAAAATGGAGAATCTACTGAAAATCCTTTTAATAAAGTACCAGAATTCCGTACTTCAGTAGATAATATTTTGCGTGTTAATCATGGAAATCAAATGAGATTAGGATTGATGGCAGATCAAAAGGCTAATATAATGATTACTGTTGCATCAATTGTGTTTTCAATAACTATTGCAAATTTGGATAATGAAGTGATGAAATGGCCCTTATTAACTTTTGCGGTTGGTAGTTTTTTCTCTTTATTGTTTGCGATTTTTGCAATTATACCAAGTACAGATTATCCTAAAATGAAGGGTTCTCAAGAAATAGATAGAAAATCTCCACTATTCAATCCTTTGTTTTTTGGACATTTTGCACATTTATCGATAGAAGAATATAAAGAAGATTATGCGGAAACTTTGATGACGGATGATAAAGTATACGATGCAATGGCTGGAGATATTTACGGACAAGGAAAAGTACTTGCATTGAATAAATACAAATTTTTAAAATGGTCTTATTCTAGTTTTCTTTGGGGAATGGTTGGTGCAATAATAGTGTTTCTCGTTCAAAACATTATTTAAATTTGATGATCAATAATACAGAAAAAAATGAAGAAAAAACTTGACAAATCAGATATCCATGATATAATGATATTATCAAAGATAAATGATTCTACACAATTTAATAATGAAATAGAAAACATAGTTAAGACAAAAAGTATGTCTTATTTGGATGCTTTATTGTATTACGGCGATGAGAATAAACTTGAGTCGGAAACGATTGCTACGATGCTTAATAGTCGAATTAAAGCGAAGTTACGGACCGAAGCAGAAGACTTACATTTTTTCCCAAGGACTGCCAAACTTCCAATATGATTCCCCTTGATGTATATCGAACTTATCTTTCGGTTCGGAATCACTTTACCAACGACAATTATAACTTTTTTAAGTTTGGCGGAAAGACAAAAGCATCTTCTAGTGCATTTGAAAAGAGAAGAGATAGATACATATTTGATAAAGTTTCTAAAGATTATAAAGATGATGAAGTAGCGTTGTTGTTTGTTTCCAATTTTGTTGCAAAGGAGAAGTTCTGGATAGGAAATACCCTGAGTGAAGAAAGCAGAAACATATATACTATGTGGAGAAAGAAAATCCAAAGTCTGTCGTATATTTTTGAAAATGATGTTAAAGCCATTGTTGATGAGATAAATGACAGGGAGATAGATTTTGACAGTGTTTTTAAAATTCAGGATGGACAGCATCCAATTATATTAAGACTTACACTTGCGGATCGCATCTCCCTTGAGTCCTTTTTAATATTAAATAAGATTCTCGACTTCTTTCCTCAATTCAACCGGCGAATAGAGGAAACAATAATATGGCCGGATTATTATAAGAAATGTGTTAAGTATGAGCCATTTGTAAAAGTGGATATGACACGATTTAAATTCATACTGAAAAAACAACTAAATCTCGTTTAGCATAGATTTAAGTGAATAAGAC